ATATCACGATCACAACTAGTTAAAGAACTAGAGCCAGGTTTGAACGCACTGTTCGGCTTGGAATATAAACGTTATGAAAATCAGCATGCTGAAATTTATAACGAGGAATCATCTGACAGAGCTTTTGAAGAAGAAGTTATGTTATCTGGTTTCGCTAACGCACAAGTAAAAGGTGAAGGTGCTGGCGTTTCATTTGATGAAGCACAAGAAACTTTCACTGCTAGATACACTCACGAGACTGTAGCTTTAGCGTTCGCAATCACTGAAGAAGCGATTGAGGACAACTTGTATGATAGACTTGCGTCTAGATATACAAAAGCTTTAGCAAGATCTATGAGTAACGCTAAGCAAGTAAAAGCTGTTGATCCATTAATTAATGGTTTCACAACTTTTGACTCAGGTGACGGTGTGCCTTTAATGGCAACTAATCACCCGACTGTAGCAGGGACGTTTGCTAATGAATTAGCAACTTCTGCTGACTTAAACGAAACTTCATTAGAACAATCAATGATTGACATTGGTAAAATGACTGATGAAAGAGGTTTAAGAGTTGCAGCAAGAGGACTGAAAATGATCATTCCTTCTGAGCTACAATTTACAGCTGAAAGACTTATGAAGTCTCAAGGTAGAGTTGGAACAGCTGATAACGATATCAATGCAATCGTATCTATGGGTATGGTTCCTCAAGGTTATAGAGTGAACAACTACCTAACAGATGCAGATGCGTTCTATATCTTAACAGACGTGCCTAACGGTATGAAAATGTTCAACAGAGCACCATTGACAACTGCAATGGAAGGCGACTTTGACACTGGTAACGTAAGATACAAAGCTAGAGAAAGATACTCTTTCGGAGTTTCTGACCCTAGAGGTATTTTTGGTTCGCCAGGAGCGTAATCAATAATTTTTGTGGCGGGACATAGTCTCGCCACATTTACAATATAGAAAGACAAAACCATGACAAAATTTACAGTAAACATTTGGGCGTATAATCATCACGCTAAATTCAATGTAGAATCAGAAGATTCTCCAACTGACCTTGAAAAATCTATCCTTGACAAACTTGGAGAAAATAGTATAGTTTGGGAAAACCTTGGAAATAGTTATAATGACAAGGTAAATAGAATAACCTATGAGGAGGTTATAGATGATACAAGACCTATACAAAGCAAAAAGGTCCTTGGAGTTGAAGTGGGAACAGGAGCATCTATCTAACAATAGATACACTCTTGAAATGGTCAGAATTGATGACAAAGTAAAACAAATCATCACTGACATTAAGCTGGAAGAAGCAGCAATTGCCCATAGACAGAACACAATAGAAGGTTCTGCTCCAGAAGTTTCAGTAGCTACTTAATCAAAAGCTACATCGTTGGAAAAATTCCACTCCACACTACAGGCTCTCTTGCACTCTACTAAAAACTAGTATATACTTTTGTAACTATACATAAATTAATATTCTACATGGACGCAGTATAGTCGACGGCCTAGAGACTATGTAGGATTTAACTAGGAGAATAATCATGGCAAATACTACATTTACAGGACCAGTAACTTCATTAAATGGTTTTATTGGTGGACCTAACCCAAATGCGGGTGACACTCAACAAGGTGGAACTAACACTTGGTCTGTTACAGACGCAAACACTGTTACTGATGGAACTAATTCATTAGAAGCAGCTGATAACGAAGGCGTAATGATTTACGTTGATAATGGTGCAGCAGGTGCTGCAGTGTATGCTTTTTCAGATGGAACAAACTGGAAAAGATGTGATACACTTGCAAACATTGCGTCATCATAATAAATAATTATTGTGGACCTTCGGGTCCACATAAAATTTTAAGGAGAAAACAATATGTCATCAGACCAAAAATTTACAACACTTACAGCTGACGGACAGGTAAAAACTGCTTCAGGGGGATCTACTAATATTGGTCCTGCTAGAGTTACATACATTCAAGCTACAGGAGTTACAAATATAAAACTTTATGATGCATCAACAGCATCTGGAGCAATTGTATTTGAATCTACTTTTGGAAGTGAAGGATTAGATATGTATATACCTGGAAACGGAATTAGATTTCAAGATACTATCTATGCAGATGTAACTGGAACAGGATCTGTTACTATCGGATATACTGGCTAGGAGGCTAAATGGCTAATACGACCTCGGGAACTACAACGTTCGACAAAACTTTTTCTATTGATGAAATAGTAGAAGAAGCTTTTGAACGATTAGGTATTCAACAAGTTTCTGGTTATCAATTAAAAACTTCTAGAAGATCTTTAAACATAATGCTTCAGGAATGGGGCAACAGAGGTATTCACTATTGGGAAATAGGAGAACTTGATTTAGATTTAATACAAGGTCAAGCTGAATATAAATTTTATAGATCATCTGCAGATGGTACAAGTGCTACATCAACTCCAAATGGTATTTATGGAATATCCGATGTCCTTGAAGCACAATTAAGAACTAATAGAACTGCTACAAATCAATCAGATAGTCCAATGAGTAAAGTTGATAGATCAACTTATGGTGCTTTTTCAAATAAACTATCACAAGGTACACCCAATCAATATTGGGTACAAAGATTTATAGATTATGTTAGTATAAATGTTTATCCTACACCTGATTCAACCAATGCATCTAAAGATGTTCATTTCTATTATATAAAAAGAATTGAAGATGTTGGATCTTACACTAATGCAACTGATATGCCTTTTAGATTTATACCATGTATGGTTTCAGGGTTAGCTTATTATTTATCCATGAAGTATGCACCACAAATGACTCAAGCAATGAAATTATATTATGAAGATGAATTAGCAAGAGCACTTGCAGAAGATGGTTCAGCTTCAAGTACATTTATTACACCTAAAGCTTATTACCCAGGAACTTAATGTCTAAGTACGCAACAGGTAAACATTCAAAAGCGATTTCAGATAGATCGGGTATGGAATTTCCATATAGAGAAATGGTTAGAGAATGGAATGGTTCGTTCGTACATTATACAGAATATGAACCTAAGCAGCCACAACTTGAACCTAAACCAATTGGTGGTGATGGTGTTGCTTTATTAAATGTAAGACCGGCCAGAACAGAACCTATTACAACTGTAATGATACCACAAGATGGTTTTGAAACTTACCAAGCAGGATCAGGAATTATAAATGTAAATGTGCCTGGACATGGTTTAACAAATGGTACAACTTATTTATTCAGAGGTGCACCAACAGTTTCACCTGGAACAGGAACAACAACTAATCCTGTTTTTGCTTATGCATCAATTCCAAACTTTGATGGAATTACAGGAGCACAAATAGGACAAGGATCCGGATATGCTATAACAACAGGTCTTTATGATAGTGGTTCAAGAGTTACGACAGATTATGCTTTATCTAATTTCTTCTTCTTTACAGTTAATTCAGATACTGCTACAACAGGAAATATTAAAGGAGGAGGTTATGGTTGTTCGATAGGACCCATAACAATTAGCGCATGATAAATAAAATTTGGAATTGGATAAAAAATATTTTTAAACCTGAAAAACAAGATCCTCATCTTGAGATGTATGAATTAAGATCTGATAAAGCAGATAAGATATATAGAAAACATGGGGGAAATAAAAAATAATGGCTTACACTTTAGCAAACTTACAAGATGATATTAGAAGTTATACAGAAGTAGATGATGGTGTTTTAACAACAGGTATTTTAAATACCATGATTAAAAATTCAGAAAACAAAATATATAGAGAATCAGATTCTGATGATAACAGATTCTATGCAACTTCAAACTTAGCAGCTGGTAGTAGATATGTTACAATTCCATCAGATTTAAGATTTATTAGATATGTACAATTAACAGATTCTGACGGAAATCAAACTTTCTTAGAAAAAAAAGATACAAGTTATATGGCTACTTTTTATGATAAACCTGGAACAGCTTCCGGTATTCCAAAGTATTATGCTAATTGGGATGCTAATTATTGGGTAGTAGCACCTACGCCAAATGCAACTAATTTAATAACTTTAGCCTATACAAAACAACCAGATTCAATAACAGCTTCACCAGGAAGTACTCAAGGAACTTATACAAGTAATAAATATCAGGATTTACTTTTATACGCTTGTCTGGTAGAAGCATATGGATACTTGAAAGGTCCTGCAGATATGTTACAATACTACATGCAGGCTTATCAAAAAGCTTTACAATCGTATTCGATCGAACAACAAGGTCGTAGACGCCGAGACGAATATCAAGATGGTGTTATTCGAACTCCTTTAAAATCACCATCACCATAATAATAATTAAGGAGACAATTAAATGGCAAATATAGTACCTGACTCTTTTAAAACAGACTTGTTAAAGAGTACGTTTAATTTTGATTCATCAGGTGGATCAACTTTTAAACTTGCACTTTACACATCACAAGCAGCTTTTAGTACTTCTACTACAGCGTATGCTACTACTAATGAAGTTTCTTCATCTGGTACAAACTATACTGCAGGCGGAAATACTTTAACTAATAATGGTGTGGCAATATCAAGTAATGT